GGAATCCAGGTTGTGTCCGGTGCTGCCGCGCTTCTGAGTCAGATCACCCCAGCCGGTGCCCTCCAAGCCCGGAATGGGCAACGGGTGACCGTCAGGTGCGACCTGATCCATGGCTCCGCCGACGGCGTCAGCGCCGGACTGTGGAGTGCCACCATTCTGGCCGGGGTCCTCGTCACCACCACCGAGCGCGCTTTCAGCGGCTCCCATGCCAACGCCTCGGGCCACCGCCGGTCCAATGGCCTCGGCAACAGCCGGAATAGCTGCAGCCCACGCGGTGTGCTGGCGAGCGAAGTGGACGATGCCGTCGGGACCGGTGGTCTCGCGCTCGTCCTTCTCGACATCCTGGTTGTGCAGGAACTCATCATCGGTGTCGTTGACGATCATGTCCGGCTCGAAGCGCGTTGGAGCGCCCTCCAGCACGTCGGCCTGCCGGTAGCCGCCGAAGCGGTTCATCTCGGCGTCCTGGCCGCGCCAGCTGTCGGCGTTCATGTACTGCGAGTCAGGGTCATTGTCCGGCAGCGTGTCGTGTGGCTCACCGCCGCCCTGAGCGTCCAGGTAATCCTGGGAAGGGTGCTGGCCGTTGTAGTACGGGGACTCGTGCTCCCACGCGTCACCACCGGGACCGCCGTGGTTGGCCATCCAGTCGGCGTGAGCGTCGTCGTGGCCCTGCTGGATGCCACCAGCACCGTACGGCAAGCTGGACGACGGCAGACCGGTCGAACCGCTCATGTCGACGTCGATGCCAGCGGCGAACAGGTGAGCTGCGGGGCCCGGCTCGTTGCCACCCTCGCTCTCGCCACGCGAATCGAAGCTGAGGCTGTCGGCAGGGTGCAGACGCTTGTCCGGGTCGATCTCGTGGATCGGCTGGATCGTGGCGTCTGTCAGCGCGCCGACGCCGTACTGCGGGGTGGGGTTGTACGGGAGATTGACCGAGTTGTCAGTGTCGACGTCGGCGAAGCCGATCTTGGTGGCCGGAAGCCACATGTCAAAGCTGCCGTCATGAGCGGCCACGCGGTACTCAGTACGACCACGGATCGTCTTCGTCTCGGTGACTTCACCGGGTCCGAGGTCGGTGTAAACCGATGCCATGCTTCCTCCTCATAAGGCTTCTGCCTATTGAGGGGAGTGCATGGGGTTGCTACAGGGTCCAGTCCTGATCGTGGTCAGGCCAGCGCAGGCCGATCTTCTCGAAGAGCACTGGTCCGGTGTACTCCAGCTTGTCGATCCCGATGCCATACCCAGCGGTTATATGCGGGGTGTACACCGGATGCTGCTCCTTGGAGCCGGGGTAGTGCTCAGTGACGTACCGCTTGAGATCGTCGTACAGGTCGACCAGATCGATGTTGTCGCCAATCAGGTAAACCGCGCACGGCTCGTCACCCTTGGGGTTGAACAGAGCGTGCGCGAAAGCCTGGGCTTCGATCGGCGAATAGTTCTGCGAGACGTAGTCCAGCTGACTGATCAGCTCGGTGGGGTCCTGGCCGGTGACGTCCTCGCCCAGGAAGATCACCGTCATGTGCAGGTCTTCGATCGGCTCAGCCTTGGGGTCATCGACCAGCAGGTTCTCCAGGTCGGACCGGCGCGGATAGAGCGCGATCATGCCGCCGGTCTTCTTGGACTGCTCAGCGCTGGCGTCCTTGATGCGCATAGATTCTGGGTGCACCAGGTTGGTCGTCACTTTCGTTACTCCTCGGTCGTCAAGAGTGGCGGCCCAGCGCGGCGCGTTGTAACCGGTATCGAACTCCCTGATCTCCAACTACGTCTCCTTGACGAACATCGGTAGACCCATGAGGCCTGAATCGGAATTGTCCCAGAAGTGTTGCCAGGTGCTCTTCAAGGTGCGGATCAGCGAGTCGGTCTCGCTGTCGGGGGAGGCTGCTCGTACCTCGTGATCGTCACAAACGACCGCGAACACCCCATGCTCATTGAAGTAACCGGCAAGGCTCTGCGCCTCGTCAGGGTGGTCGGTAACGATGACCTGATGAGTGATGTCTACCTGAGGCATTTTGACCTGAGCTTCCTGCGCTAGGGGGCCACTCGGCGATTGTTGATGTACGCCCTGTGGGTCAGCGGGGCCAGCTCCTGCAACAGCCGCTCATATCCGTCGGCCACGAGGTTGATCTCCAGCTGCGGCTTACTTGGGAACGCAGCGTCGTCGTGTCGCTGTCTCAGCGACAAGAAGTGCATGAGCGAGCGGGCGTTGCAGGTGACCACGCAGGTGCTCATGATGCTCAGTGGAAGGTTCTTCCGAGCCATCTCGCGGACAATACCCGCATCCAGCTTGCGCAGGTAGTTGTTGTAGAGATACGTGCACTCTTCGATATCCAACTCGGTCATCAGTCGGTGCTGCTCGAAGGAGCCAGGAGCCAGATCGTAGTCCATATTCTTGGACCCTTCGACCTTTGCCAGAGGACGCCCCTGGCCTGCGGTGTAGAACACCGGCTCCAGGACCTTGTACCTGCCCGACTCCTCGTTGTAGCTCCACCCCGCACGATGCCGGTGATGCTCGCGCCACATGAACAGCGGGCCCGTGACCCGGAAAGTGACGTTCATGTGCTCGAACGGCGTGCCATGCCGCCCGCGCATCAGGGCGTTGATCAGGCCGTAGCCCTCTTCTTCCGAGGCGTGCGCGCCAGCGGTCGACGTGCGTGCCGCCTGACAGACGCGCGCGTCGGAAAAGTTGCTGTCGATGACTTCAACAGTGATCTGATCGGTCAACTGGACGTCGGTGGCCTTGATGTAACTGATCGTGACCGCAGTCAAGAGCGGAACCTTTCCTCGTGGGTGAGATGTGACATTACGGGTACCGGGTACTCGCCCTTGGTCACGACTGGACGAAACCGCCGCCGACGGTGTCATCAGGGGACTCGGGAGAACAGCAGGCGTTCTCGGTCTCAGTGTCGGGAGCCCAAGACAGCTCACCCTCGATATCGTGGTCGGTCACGATGACCTCCCGTTCGACGGTGATGACCTGGGTCTCCCGCTTGAGCCAGCGGTACTGAGCCAACGTGGGCTCAAGCGGCAGACTCATGTTGTTGATCGATGTTAGGAGAGATTGCAACAACCGCTTGCGCTCTTCAGGCGTCTGGAAGCTGTGCCCGAACCACAACTTGGGAGGCCACACAGCGTTGCCATCGGGTAGGCGCAAGCCGTACTCGTAGCTGCTGTCGAACTGAACAGAGGCAGGAACGCCCACTAGGACTCCTAAAAAATTACTTTGTTGGTTCTACAGGGCTGGAGTTTATCACCAGGTGGGCTCAACTCCGAATAGTTCGACAAACTGCTCCACCATGTCGGTCAGAATCTTCTTCGACTCTGGGGCTCCACCAGCGAGAATCTCAGGCCAGTCAGCCTGCAGCTGCCCGCGATAGGCATCCTTGTTCAGCGCCCGATAGAAATTCGGGTCGTTGATCAGATCACTGATCTTAGGGTGTCGACCGGGGCTGAAGGAAGCATGCATCTGGCGGCGTCCCACCTGGCGCTCGACCTCTTGTTCGGAGGCACGTCGGTGCTGGCCATAGCTGGACGGCCCGATCTCGAACTTGCTGAGCTTGCGACCATCCTTGGACGCCGTCGGCATGTTCTTCTTGAGGTCGCCGGATTCCTCGGGAATCTGACGCATGCGCGCAGGCTCGCTGGGCTCGGGTACACCCGGAGGCAGCTCGGGTCCTGCCGGTCCGTGCGGACCCTGAGCGCTGATCGGTGTGGCAGTTGGGCCGTCGATCGGACCACCGAAACGGTATTGCTTCTTGTGAGAGGCGAAGAAGCCTGCAGACGGGGCTCCGGGGCCCGGTGCTCCCGGTCCTGGGGCAGCCGGTGCGCCACCCTCGGGGCCACCCACGGTGCCATCCTGGCCGGGTTCTCCACCCGGTCCGGCAGGTGGCGGCGGACCACCGGCACCGGGAGGCATCATGCCCCCTGGTGGCATCATCCCTGGCGGAGGCATCATGCCCGCGCCGGGCATCGGAGCGCCTCCACCCATCTGCTGTTCCAGCATGACCTTCTGCTGCTCGATCTGATCGGTCTGCAGCTCGGCCTGCTCGACACCAGCTTCGGTTTGAGCGTCTGACAGGTCGGTCTGATTCTTGCCTTGGCGCAGCTGCAGGGTGGCCATGAGGTGCTGAGCCAGCTCGGGCGGGTAGGGCAGGTTCTGCGCGTCGCAGAGAATCTGCACCTTGCGCATGGCCTGCGCGGTGGCCATGAGCTTGTTGACCGACTCCTCGGCCTGACGCTCCAGCTCCTGCTCGAACTCCATATCGATGTTGACCGACATGGTCTTGTCGGACACAGGCACACCCATACCCTTGAGCTGGGCGATGAAGGCGCGCTCCTGGCTCTCGTCACGCAGGTTCAGCGTGGAGAACTTGATGTCCGGGATGAGCAGCTTGGGCACCTTGCGGATGTACTCCTCACCGGTCTCCGGGTCGCGCTCCACAATCTCGCGGTAGATCGGAACGCGGACACCGCCCTTGAGATCGTAATCGTAGTGGCCCTGCGCCTCAGCCACCACCTCAGCGCGACGCTGGATGTGCCGACGCAGGTGATTCTGGAAGCCCACCATCATCTGCGTGACGAACTCGCGGTTCAGGGCAGAGCTGGCGTATGCGCCACCGTCGCCACCCGTGATCAAGGCGGCACCAATACCCCAGGCCTGCATGAGCTTGGACTGAGCCCGTTCGAAGTCGGCATCCAGGTTCGGCACCGACTCGCGTCCGAACACGTTTTCGACCTTGAGGCCGAAGTTGTGCACGATCAGACGGAAGTCTGCCGATAGCGCGGTCTGGAAGTCGTCACGGGCGTCGTCCAGCTCATCCTGCGAGGGCAGCCATGGCTCGCCGTCGCCCAGGTCTGCAGAGCCCAGGGTGGCCAGGATCAGCGGGCTGTACAGGCGATCGGCCACAGCCTGCTGCGCGGCATTGAGCGACTCTTCCTGCATCAGGGTCCGGAAGGACCGCAGCAGGTGTGGGCAGCCTCGACGGGCCCACGGGGTAGGCCGGTTGACCACGCGGCTGATCAGAGCCTCGGAGATGTCCAGGCCGTCGTTCTGGGCGGCTGCCTGCAGAATCTCCGGGTAGTTCTGGACCAGCTCCTGGTACTCACGGTTGCGCTGCAGTCGCTCGGACGGGGTCTCCTCATCGCCCATGGAGTTGCCACTGCCCAGCGGCCCCTGGCGCAGGCTCTCGACCATCTCCTTGACCATGAGCTGGACACGGTCACGCTGGACGAACATGGACCGGCTGACGCGCAGCATGTCCGGGTTCAGAATCTCCTCAGACGACCACACGCCCAGCGACTCGTTGAAGTGACCCAGTGAGGTGACCTCACCAACGGTGAAGAACTCACGCCCGAAATCGGGCAGGAACGTCATGTAGTCCAGATCGGACCCCATGAACATCTCCTCGTAGAACTTCTTGATGAGGGGGTCCTTGCTGTCGAACTCCAGTCCGACGCAGGGGAACTTGCTGTAGATGTCGATCAGCAGCGGGACCAGGTCGTGAGTCTGATAGAAGAGACGGCACCAACGCCGAATCTCCTTCAGCTCCTCTTCGTCGTCCACGTTGAACGGCACGCCCTGATCGCCCAGGGTGCCCATAGGCTGGCGAATCTTGGGCATGGCGATCTGCATGTTGGAGCCCGCCGAACCGATGATTTGACGGCCTCGATAGCCACCGAGCTTGCGGCGGTTGTCCATGGCCCGCATCAGCTTGCGGTTGGCGGCGTCGGTGCCATTGAGGAAGCTGCCCTGCACGGCCTCGGTCGCAGCGACCCTGGGGTCCATGCTCTGCGCAGCCATCTTGTGCACCTGGCTTTGCCAGCTGCCTTCACCGGGGGTCCAGAGGTTACTCACGCTGCCACCTTCTTCAGGCAAATTTCAGTGTAAAAGGCCTGGTCAGGTGCCAGATCATGCTCTTTGGTGTCCAGCTTTACGAGGAACGACGGGTAGACCCGCGTGCCACCGTTGCGTAGCTCGGTACTGATCTCCAGCACCTCGCCGGTGCCGTCGAACACCTCCCCGGCGGTCCATGCCTCCACCTTGTCACCCACCTTGAATGGGCAGGTGACCTCGATGAAGAGCAGGGCTAGCTCTTCAGACGTCGGTGGTAGCTGGAGGGCGCACGGCCTGCAGAACGGGCGTTTGGTCCCGGCCTCGGTGTACTCGATCTCCAGATACTGTCGGCAGTTCCAGCAGACATCCTTGGCACTTGCCACAGGACTACTCCTTGGTTACTTGAAGGTGTTGGGGGCGTAGCGACCCTTGCCGTCGACCTTGGCCCAGTCCTTGCGAACAGGGCTGACCTTGGTACTCGGAGGCCCACTCGGCCCCTCCGTGTATCCGGCGTTGTCGTCGTCGTCATAGACCGTCCAGTCCGCCGTGCGCCGAGAAGCCTGCTTCTCCGGGCAGTGGTGGACGTTCGGGTCCCAGAGCATGGCGTCGCACGCGCTGCAGAACTTCTCCCCGTTGCGAGTCACGACGTTGTGATCGTCCGGGTAATCAGTGGCGGTGCGACGCCCTGCCGATCGGGTGGTGTCCATGTCGGTCTCACCTGGGGCGTGCGCCTTGGGGGCGGTGTCCAGCTCGTCATCATTGAAGAACTCGACGTCCTCGGCGTAGTCCTGGTACGGACCGTCACCGGACTCGTTGTTGAACTCCTCGTCGGCAGTGAACTGACGGTTGGCCATGATCACGTCCGGGCGGACCGGAATCTCGCGGGCCAGGAACAGCTGTCCGGTGTTGGACGCGACGTGGTTGCTGTCACCGATGCCGTACGTGTACCAGAGACGGCCACAGCGGCACATAGTCTGGCTCGGCGTCGGGATGTCGGTGTCGCAGCCCGCCGTGGTGCACCGGAACGGCTTCTGGCCGTCAGTCAGGTAGGCGTTCTGGTGGTCGTCCCAGCGCCATCCGGCAACCTTGGGCTGGAAGAAGTTGGCAACCTTGTGCGGCTGCAGACCCTCCACCTCGTGCACCTTGGTCTGAGATGGGCTGCCATAGCCCTTACCAGAAGGAGAGTTGAAGAAGCCGTCAACTCCTGTCTCGCCGCCAGTAGGCAGGCCAGACTTGCCCTGCTGCTCCTTGTAGTGCTGGTACTTGTCCACCACACTGGTGCCGATCTTGGGGCCCTTCATGGCCGGGAGATCGGTCAGCTTGTTGTTGTCCGTGAACTTGGGCGTCTTTCCCTGTCCGGGGAACTCGAATACGTCCATGGTGTTGCCGCCGGTCGCAGGAGTAGGGGTCTCACCTGCAGTGCGGCGAGACCCTTCAGCGAAAGGGTGGCGGCTCGCTACAAGGCCGAGACGAGCGGCTTCGCGCTCCTCCCAGTTGTCCGGGTCGGTGTCTTGCGACTCGTGCTCGGCGTCGCCTCGATCACGGCTGTCTTTCCAGCCGTCTCCCGCGCGGTCACGCGGGCTGGAGGCCATGTGCTGCTGCGGCTCGATGCCCGCCGATGCCAGGAAGGCTCCGGGGTTGAAGCGGACGTTATCAGCCTTGAACATGTCGACCAGGGAGGAGGCCAGGGCCATCTTCTCCTGCGGGTCCCGCAGCGGCGCGATGGCCTCGGCGACGTGCCGGTAGTGCTGATTGCTCATGGCGGACAGCAGCATGTGGTAGCCGTCCTGGCTCAAGTCGTGGCGCACCGCGATCTTGAAGGCGTGACGCTGCAGGGCAGCAGTCGGCATGCCGGTGTTCGGAGCGGCAGCGGGCTGCTCGGCACCCGGACCGACGTCCACCGTGCCCGCAGGCGGGGTGACGTCCAGCGGGTTGGCTCCCTGCTCGACCGCCAGCGCCATTTCAATGGCCTGCGCGGCCTGCTGCAGCGGATCGATCAGCTGCTGGTACTGCTGAGTCTTCTGATCGATCAGCTGAGTGACGGCCTGCGCAGCCTGGTCCAGCGCGGCACCGTCATCGGGGCCCGGCTGAGTCGGAGATGCAGCAGGAGTCGCACCCTGTGGCGGAGCGGTGATCTGGCCACCGGCAGCAGGGTCCTGGGTGCTGTCAGCACCGGAGTCACCACTGCCGTCATCCTCACCTGCGACCCGGCGACGGCTCGCCTTTGGGGTGATCGGATTCTTGCCCTTGGTCACCCCGCCGTTGGTGTCATCCCAATTGGTCTTGGGCTTATCGGCGGATTCATCTTTTGGGGACTTGCTGTGCCAGTCCTTCCCGGTGAACTCGGCGAACAGCTGGCGCGCGAGACGGGCCGATGGGTCATCGTCAGCCGGTGGGGGAGGTGGGGGAGCGCCGCTACCGTCGTCCGGTGCTGCGCCGCCGCCGCTGATCTCCTGGACCACCAGCTGCTCGATGGTGCCCGGCGGCAAGCCGAGGATGTCATCGATCAGCTCCGGTGGGATGGACTGATCACCCTGCTGATCGTCGGCAGGGATCATGCCCTGCTCGTCTGGGCTCAGGTCAGGTGGGGCGTCCGGGATGGCGAACTGGTCACCAGGGCCAGCGGCGTCGGGGTACATGTCGCCGCCAGCTGCTGCTGGGTCGCCAGATTCATCCCCCATCCCCGCGTCGGGTGCAATGTCGGGGGAAGCGTCATCGAGACCCTGCGGCCCTTCAGGCGGTCCTGCGAATCCTTGATCGTCTGCTGGCGGTCCTTCCTCAGGGCCTCCAGCATCAGCGTCTGCCCCTCCGAAGTCAGGCGGAGCACTGTCTCCCCCGTCAGCTGGTTCGTCTCCCGAATCGTCAGACGACTCATCTCCTCCGGAGTCGCTGGCTGGAACGTCACTGTCGTCGGACTCGTCGCTATCACCTTCATCGGAGTCATCATCTCCCGAATCGGACTTGCTGTCATCCTTCTTGTCCGACTTGGCCGGACCGTCGGAGTCCTTGTCCGGGCCTGCAGGGCCATCGGTGTCGGTGTCGCAGCCACCTTCTTCGTCGCTGGCTAGAATGTAGTTGGCCAGCAAGTGGTAGGTGTTGTCCGAGATGCCGGTGTCGGCGTAGTGCTCCAGCGTGGCCAGCTTGGCCACCTTCATGCCGTTACCCTCGGCCCAGTCGGTGTACATCTCCAGCGCGACGCGGCGGGCCTCACGCCCACGGTCGCTGCCGGTGTCGCCACCCTGACCGAAATCAGCATTCTCGACACGCTCGGGTGCACCCTGGTCGACCGAGTCCAGGTAGCCATCGAAGTTGTCCTCGGGGATCAGATCGCCGTGGAATTCCTCAGCGGTCCGACGGCGCGCAGTGTAGCCGCCACCCTGGTCGGAGCTGTCGTTGTGGTCCTTGTCCTTCTTCTCGTCATCATGGTCGCAATCGCAGGCCACGAACTCGCGCTTGAGCGCGTCGTGGATGCGGCGCATGGTGCCGGTGTTGGGAAAGACGTGGGTTTCGGCAGTCTTGCGGATGTCGTTCTTTGCGTAGAACCAGCGGTCCTCGAACTCATCCTTGCCGGAAGCGGTGAGGAGGAAGTCGCCGTAGCGGTCTCGCACCTCGTCAATGGCGTTGGCGAGCTTAGTGCTGGCCTGCCGCCGAACTCGCTCTGGTGCGGTCGATGCGTCAAGTTCCGCTTCGAACAGACCGAAGTCACTCATCCCTGCCTACTTCCAGTGGTGGTGTTGTCCCTACTGGTTCGGGATGCTGCTTGCGACTTCTACAGTGTGGTGCGGTACCTGGGGATCGAACCCAGCGTTGGAGGTTTAGAGGCTCCTAGCGCGCCGTGCGCCATACCGCTTGGTGGGGCTGGCCGGGAATCGAACCCGCCCCTCCCCGGTCCTACAGTCTGGTGAGCGCTCACCTCGCTGCGGTGCCGGATCAGGTGCTCCAATTGCACAGCCCCATGGTCGGGGAGGAAGGTCACGAACCTCCAGAGCAAGCTAAACTGCATCTCCCCGTTGGCGGGAGTGGGAGGAATTGAACCTCCCTCGGTGCATCCGTTGTCACGAGATGCCACGACCCCACAGGGCTCCCAAGTCTCTGTTCAGTTTTTGATCATGTCTTCCCAGTCCATCAGCGGCGGCTCTTCAGCCGTCTTGAGGGCCAGGTCCTCATAGCAGCACATCATGCGGGCAATCTCGCCAGGCTCCAGGGCCACAGCGGTCCAGGCGTCCTTGTAATCGGGTTCCTGGACGGCAGAGTACTTCAGCTCCAAGAGCCTGGCGTTCTCGGCCAGCTCCTTGAGCGCCTGCTCGTCCTTCACGGAAACGACCACGAGGAAGTTGGATTCTGTGTACCAGCGCTCAGCGATGCCGGGCCATTCATGACAGAACTGGATAGCTGCGTGAACAGACTGGGCCAACTGGGGGCCTGGTGGAAGGTCTCGGCGAACCGCGATATAGAACTTATCGGATTGGGCCTGAGGCTCTTGACTCATCTTCTACACCGCACCACCATAGCATGACGTCCGCGCGCCCTGTCAAGTGTTGATTCCACTATAGGGATTCTACAGGGTTTGGGTGTATTCTGGTAGTCATGAAGACACTTTTTGCGGTGCTCGCGATGACACTGAGCCTGACTTCCTGCAATGACCAGAACGACGAGCTGAACATGCTTCCACATGCCCAGGTTCTCGCCGAGCGCAGCTGAAGTACCCGAGGCGGGGCTCGAACCCGCACGTCCTTGCGGACACCAGGGTTTGAGCCTGGCGCGACTGCCTGTTTCACCACTCGGGCGTAGTGCGAGGGGGATTCGAACCCCCACTGAATGGCCTCTCAGACCACTACCTCTGCCGTTGGGTTACCGCACCATGGTACCTGTGGTGGGACTCGAACCCACACGCCCTCACGGACACCAGATTCTGAATCTGGCAAGTCTTCCAATTCCATCACACAGGCATGGTCACTATTCAGTTGTAGCGCGGAGAGAGAGGTACTCGAAACCCATGCCTTGCGACACGTGCCGCTTTCCAAGCGGACCTGGGTGCCTACCCAGTTCACTCTCCAACGCGGAAGATAGAGGA